TCTTCAAGTTATGGATAATGACAGATAATGTGAGCAAGTTGACAGAACACTTCTGTAATAAGGGTGAACAACCTAAGCCTAAGGAAATCAGTGTAGAAGAGCGAGAAAGAGCATCTATAAAGGTTGATGGTCATTTGAGATAAATAAGGACTAAACAAAAAAGATGTGCAAAACAATTCATTTTAGTATTTATGCAACTACAGATATTCAAATACCAGAGCGAGGAAGAGCAGCTGTTCAATGAAATCACAACCATTGATATAGACGGAGATATTTGGTTTGTAGCCAAAGATGTGTGTAATGCTCTTGATATAAAGAATGCAAGAGATGCTATTTCAGCATTAGATGATGACGAAAAGCTAACGTCGGTAATACCGACGGCAGGTCAAAGGAGGTCGGTAAACCTTATAAATGAGAGTGGATTGTATGCCCTTGTCTTCAAGAGTAGAAAGAAGTCTGCTCACAATTTTAGAAAATGGATAACAAAAGATGTTATCCCATCTATTCGTAAACGTGGGTATTATGGAAAGATTGACAGAATAGCACTACCGAACTTCATAGAAAGGTACAAAGATAACTTCCACAAACTCCCAAGAGATTATTTCTCGGTCATATCGGAGATGTACGCACGCTTATATATGGAACTTGAAAAGGTTGGATATGTAATACCTGACATGGGCGAGCATGGGCAGCAGATGATGCCAGATATTAGCGTTGGGCGTGGTTTTGCCAAATTCCTCAAATGTCACAAATCCGAGTTTTACAACACAGCTAAAACATATCGGCATACATTCCCCGACGGCAGGGAAGTAGATGCAAATATGTATCATATAGATGCCTTACCGATGTTTATTCGTTACATAAACGAGGAATGGATACCTAATCACGCTATGGATTATTTCAAGAAAAGAGACCCATTGGCTTTAGAGTATCTGCCTAAGCTATTAGGTGTTAAATAAAGGGTAGCCGTTAAGCTACCCTCTTTTTATGTCCTATTTGTCGGGTTCGGTTCTATGAACTTTACACCCAATTTACAAAAAGTTCTCTCTGTGTTCTGTGCATATCCACCTGTACTGTCTTTGAATTTCAGATGATAAACCTTTACACTATCCTTTGGAATGGTAATATCTATGTTGCCTTTATCCAACTCTTCATAGAAAGCATCTCTCTTTGCGACAAAATCACTTTGGGAACTTCCTGTAATGGTAAATGTAAGTGTTACAGTGCGCTCATTCGTCTTAGGGACAGAGTCGCAATATTCAACCCCATTCTTTGTCCTATCATTATTGGTGATGTAGTCTTTCTTACCAGCCTTTTCTCCCAAAGCATCAAGGAACTTGTCGCCCATAGTTACACCCCAAACTTGGTAAGCATCTTTACCATTAATGAATAAATCTCCTACCATAACTAACACTTTTTGAATATAATGGAACGAGATACAAATCCATTCTCGGTTACCTCACTTTCCACATAATCCGTTTTCCATTTTTCTCCTTTGAAGCGCACAACAGACCTACTACTTTGTAAGATAATTGTAGACATATAAGAAAAATCCACATCAACGCTCTCATCTCCAAAAACTAATTTCATTGTTTCCATATTCTCTTTCTTTAATTAATATTGTTTATTGAAATCTCTTCTAAAGTCATTAACGCATGAAAGCATCTCTTTATTACCCATTACAATTTTTTCGGTATCTCTTGATAATGCTTTTTGCTCCATAAGGCTTTCAGCCCCATGTGTGCGCATCTCGTCAACCACTGCAAGAATTGTTCCTATTTTCCCATTGATATTTTGCAGTTCCTCTTTCGGGAATGACACTTGAATTTGCGGTGTATAACTATTGTTGATAATAGCACGATTACTATTGGCATAGTCGGGAGTAGATGAATCTATTTGAGAAATCAATGCTCTAATATCGTCCATAGTGGCGTTCATTAAAGATAGCCTTTCTTTAATTTGGTCACGTGAGATATTCCCTGCTGTGGTGAGTGCAATGATATTACTTGCCTGCTCAAAGGTGATAGATGTCACTCCGTTAGCGGTTGCCGTCTGCGAACTATCGCCCTCCTTTGTGATATCTATTCCTTTTGATGCAAGTACATCATTGACATGTGCCATAAAAGTTTTCGCAAGCGGCATAAACTTATCCATATCGTCAGATATTCCACCAGCCAATGCAGCTGCCCCATCTGCTAATTCATTCTCGCTTATCTGACCCATTGCATACTTCTTGTACAAGTCAGACAACTTTTCCTCATACTTGCTAAACACATTCTTCAAAAGAAGCTGCTTTAGCATATCCTTAGCAATATCCGCAAAGGTCTTTGAAGCCAAGTTCTTGAACTCAGAAAGAGCATCTTTGCCGTCTTTGAGCCATGCCCATACGGCATCTGTCATATCAGACACCAAAGGAGAGTACATCTTAGATACGTATTCATGGATAGACTTATTGAACTCATCGTATTTCTCTCTAAGTTCAACGAGTTTCTCCAATGTCTCCTTTGCCTCGCCTTGTAGCTTATGTCCGTAGTTCTTTAAGACCTCGTTTGCGAGTTCCTTATCAATCATGCCGTCTTCTCCGAATAGGTCTTTGCCGTACTTCTCTTTTACCCATTCTTTGAGGTCAGCAGTTTTCTGACCACGCCAAAAAGACTTATGTTGTGTCTGAATGCGGAGGTTATCCTTTGCGGCTACCTGCCCATTCTTATAAGTAATAGAACTCACAGCGGAGTCAATAGCCTTGCCAACGATAGCGCCAGCAAGACCAGCCACTGCCACACCTGCTGCCGTTGCCACTGTTGCCGTTACGGCTGTTGCCGACAGAGCACCTATGATAGATGAACCGAGAGCACCAAGGGCAACAGTTCCCGTACCGGCCGTAAACACGCCTGCCGCCACTGCTGCGATAGCCGTCACACCTGCTACGATTGGTATCATAGCCTTTTTCAGTCCAGATGATTTATCTATATACTTCTCTTGCGCCTCGTTGAGTTTCTTATAATAAGACTCAGCAACTTGCCCATGTTCCTCATAGGCATCTTGCAAACCTTTCAGACCACTGTCAGAGAACCAATTACTTTCCTCGTGGCGTGCTTTCATCACAGCAAGACGATAATCATTCACAGAGTCACGGAGTTTGTTTATCTCCGCTTGTTTCTGTGCTGCTTTCTCGTATAGGTCATCTTGATTAGGAAGTACGCTGCTAAGGGTCTGCATAAGCTGAATAGCTGCACTTATGATAGCTAATATCACGCTTGCCGATTCAATAGCTTTCATAGCGTTTGAACCAGCCTTACCAACCGCAGTAACACCGTCTGAGATAGTCTGATAATAAGTCATCACCGACCCAAAGAGAGAGAAGATTTCTCCAGTCTGCCCTCCTATCTTACCGCCTAACTCGCCCATCTTGTCAGCAACGCCTTGAATAGACTTCGTAAGGGTCTTGTGTGCGTTCTCAATCTTATGGGTAGTTTGTGCTACCTGCTGACCTTTAGCAGCAACGTCCGCCTCTGCATCTGCCAACTCCCAATATTCAGATACCCACTTTTTAAGGTCTTTATTGTAGCCTATGCTCTTGACAATCTTCTCTCCGCCCTTTACTCTATCTCGTCTATTCTCAGCGGCTTTCAGTTCGTCCTGCTGCTTGATTAACTCATCGGTGAGTTTCTTTATCATGCCGATAGGGTCACGACTGATAAGCTCATCAATCATTCCGTTGATAGCATCGAAGTATGTCTTTACTCCTTCGGGGTTGAGTGCCTCTCCTGCTGCTTGTTCAACCTCACTGAACCTACCAATAAGGCTATTTAGTGTGTCCGTTGATGCCCCTTTGAGGTCGTCAAAAGCCGCTACATAGTTAGGGTCTTTCTTTAGCTGTTCAAAAGCAAGTGTCATTTGCTCCTTACCATAGTTTGCCCTCGCCTCTGTCAACGTACGGTATAATGCATCTGCTTTCTCCTTATCGCCACGTTTCTCTGCTTCTGCGATAGCCTTATATATGTCAGATACATCTTTGGAGTACTTCTTTACAAGGTCTGTCTTCTTGTCAAAATAAGACTCATTGGCTTTGATAAGACTGTCCTCGTATGCTATCTCTGCATCTTTGAGTTTAGCGATTTCCTCATCGTACTTATGCCATGCTGCCTTTGTTTTTGCATCATAGTTCTTGTACTCTGCATCTGTATAGCGGTCGTTAGAGGAAGCATAAGCGTACTCGGAGCTGTTGTAGAAGTTCTTTCCCTTATTACTTGGGTTTGCCTCCCACTTTTGCTTAGCTTGCTCGATACGTTGCTGTTTGATGTCCTCAAATGCTCTGTCGATAGCCTCTTGCTCTTTCTTGCGGTTGAGTTCTATCTGTCGGAGTTTCTTCTCGTTGCCGTCTTTGAGGATGTTTATCTCTGCCTGCTCGGTTTCGTTTGCCAAGTCCTCCGCTTTTCGCCTATTCTCAAGTTTCGCTTTTGTTTCAATCTCAAATGCTTTCTCGTTGGCTTCGTTCTGTTGCTCGGCTGCTTTCTCTGCGGCTTTTGCTGCTTTTTCACGTTCTTTCTGTGCCTTTTTAGCTGCACTTTCGGCACTCTTTGCACTTTTAGCAGATGCTTTCTCCTCGCTATCTAACGAACTCCCCGATAATTTCTTGTAGCTTTCGTTAGCCGTATCAAGTTTCTTTTGAGCCTCCTCTACTTGTGCAACAGTCGCTTTGCCACTTTTTTTTAGGTTTTCCAGATGAGTTCTTGCTTTTAACACATCCGATTTTGCGGCATTTCTTGATGCAATCCATAGCGGTTGAGATTTTCTTGATTCCTTAATACCATTTACATAAGTAGATAGTTGTTCTATCTCCTTTGAAGTTAAAGACACCCCCTTTAGTTCTTTATAAGGGAATACGATGTTTTTCTTGCTGCCTTTATTTTTCTCTAAAGTTTTTGATAAAGCATTAAGCCTCTGATTGCTCATTTTACCAATAGTATCTTGGTATCGAGATATTGCATTACCAGCCGCGACTCTCTTTGCTTGATATCTTTCTCCGCTTGCAAGTCTATCATAATATTCCATTATATCTTTATATGGAACAAACGCACGCACACTCCACTCTGACCTATTATGTGCTGTGGCATATTGAGCAATGGCATCATCTTCGATTTTTGAATCTTTATCAGATATATTACCTCCGCTTAGTTTCTTTTCTCCATTCGCATGGAGTGTTTTACTTATCTGAGTGTACTTATTAGACTGTTGTATATGTGATTCAACGGCTTTATTGCCATCTATTACAGCTATTTCACGCTTCATTTGGATTATATTCTTCAAATGACCCTCCTCGTCAATATACTTCTGAATTATAGAAGGATAACGTGAAATAAGAAGATTCATAGCTTTTCTTCTGTCATCTGTAGCTGATTTATCATCACTTGCCACAGATATAGCCTGCTCCGTAGCTGCTTTATATTGGTCTTGTTTTTCTTTTGCATCTTTGAATGTTTCATTAAGCGTATTTTGAGCAGCATCAAGTTCACTAATACCATCACTTGTTGCTATGATTGCTCCAATAAGAGTCCCCAAAGCCGCTGCTGCTGCTACATAAGGATTGGCGAGCATTGTCATATTGAGCAACTTTGTAGCCTTTTCCAACAATAGCATACGTGTATATGCAAGCGTTTCAGCAATGGTATATCCATTTGTTGTCATTGTCGCTAAGGCTACAGCCGTCCGATATATTCCAAACGCTGTAGCAAGACCTACTATAACACGTCCTACCTGCTCGTAGTTCTCGACAAGGTACGTTGCAGCCTTTACGGCACTCATAACAACACCCTCACCCTTAGAGCCTATCTCATTGAACATATTATCAAAGGACTCTTGGAGCATGGAAATCTGACCATTGAGAGTCTTTGCGCCCTCTGATGACATACCAAAGAACTTACCACCTGCACTTGTGGCAGAGATAAACGCATCCTGCACCATCTTTGAAGTGATAGCACCCTTTGCCATCTCGTTTTTGAGTTCTCCGATAGATTTACCCGTCTTACGTGAAATCTCTTCGAGTGGATTGAACCCAGCATTGACCATTTGCATAAGGTCCTGTCCCATCAACTTTCCTGCACTACTCATCTGTGAGAAAGAAAGTGCAAGGGAGTTGAATTTACCAGCATCACCCATTGAGATGTCACCGATAGCCTTTAGGTAGTCGATAGACTTCTCAGCCTCGATACCAAATGAAGTCATCATCTGTACCGCACCAACCATATCCTTTGTGTTCAGCGGAGAAGCAAGGGCATATTCTTTAATTTGCCCCATGATGTTGTTTAGACGCTCCTCATTACCCCCCAATAGGACTTTAAGGGATGTTTCCATGCTCTCGAACTCCGCACGGACGGATATAACCCTACTTGCAAGCTCTTTCAGTCCCATACCGCCAAGAAGCATACCGCTCATCTGCTTGAGCTTACCAGTAAGCATGTTCATGGTTTCTGCCGTTCCGCCACCTTCCTGCCGTAATAATGCGTATTCATCACGGAGTTTCTTTACTGATAGCCTTGCCGTTGCCTGCTCTTGTGTGAGAGCGAATAACGATGCCTTCTCTTCATCAAGAGCCTTTTTGGCTGCTTTCCACTCAGCAAGTTTGGCATCAGATGTCAAAGGAGACGACTTAACAGACTCACGATAAGCATCGCCCAAACGCTTAACATCAGCGGCAACGTCCCTAACTACTCCTTTCTGAGCAATAATCTTCTCTGTAAAGTCATTGACGCCCTGCGAAGCTGCAAATATCTTCTGTTTAAAGTCGGTTTCCATTGCAGCAGATGCTTCGGCAATCTTACCAGTGACATTCCCTAATTCCTTAGAAGTCTGTTGTAATTTACTGTTCAGCTTATTAAAGGATGTAGGGTCTTGAATAGCATCTACACCTTTAATCTCCTGCTTTAATTTCGTTATCTCGTCTCGTAACCGCTGAACCTTCTCATAGTCTGCTTGTACACGGAATTTCAATTCTGCCATATCTACTTTCTTCTTCTGTTTGCGAGTTCCTTACCGCTGATTTTCTTCACCACGTCACCAAAGGCCTCATGCTGTTTATCTTTCTGCATGATAATGAGATTGCGATAAGGAATTTGATTAACTACTTCGTCATACGTCAGATGCAAGCTATCCATGAATGACGCTATTTGTCCCAAAAGGGTTTTATTTCCGACTACTTCGGTGTTGCTGCCAGTAGGCTTGCGTTCTTCGTCAAACTGACAGCTTTCAAGAAAGGGGCTATGCCGATAAGGTCAAAACCTGCTGCAAGCGCATCTACTACCTCCTCAAGAGTTCCATTGCATAATTCCTTTGTCTTGGATAAATCGCCTGCCATAAGCCACGAGAGAGCCTTTGCGTATGCTTCACTATCCTTTGCAGATAGGAGCATCTCTTTTATCGAACTACCCTCTGATAGATTTATGTCACTGATACACGAAATTGCACCTGCCAACCGCTTAATAGTAGGAGGCTGAATAGCGTATGCTTGATTATTCACGTAGACAATCGCATAGTCATTGCCTAAGATTGCATCTGATACTAATTTACTTGCTTTACTCATACTGAAAATAAAAAAGGGTGGAGGTGGTCTTTTCGCCACGTTCCACCCCGATGTTATCCTGAAACTTTACCTTACACCAAAGCCTTTACCTCTGACTCGTCAAAGTTATACTCTGGTGATACACCATCAACAGTAGAAGCCTGAACAAGACCTTTGACTGCAATAGCGATAGCCTTGTCGGTGTTCGCCTCACGTGCTACAATCTGACAGTTAGGGAAGATGAACCAAACATCGTCTTCAGTCAGACAGAACAGAGCCTTCTTGATAACAACCTTGCTAGTAGCTCGCTTCCAACCTACGATGTTATCCTTGTCAGCGCCTGCACCGCCCTTCTTGATGACTTCACCGCCCATAAGAGCAGCTTTGGCAGCATAGTCATACTGACCGATTGAGAACTGAGGGGTAAGCTCGCCTTGAGTGGTGTCATAGCGATATGCTTGACCCGTGAGCTGGTTCTTGTATGGAGTAACAGAAGCCTCGCTCTCTTCAATGTTCCACGTTTCACCGTGCACATTTAGCACCTCATTCTTAGCATTCTTGGCAGCCTTGATGATTGTACTTGCAGTTGCTGCGGTAAGGTCATTCTTGATTACGGAAATGTCAGCAAAAAAAATCTTCTTAATGCCGACAGCTGAAATTTTTCCCATATTTACTTTACGTTTAATGCGTTAAACAATATTCTACAATTAATAAAATGGCACTTCAAAGCAGTGTCCGCTTCAATGTGGATAGTATCTATCTCATAGTTGTATCTTGTTCCGTCAAACTCGCCCGTTACACTTTTAAAGAGTTCTTTTGCCTTTCGCTCCAATTCCTTTAATCGGAGTGTGTTAGCAATGTCCACCCCCAAATCGGGAACGCACAGATTAACTTCACAAAAACACTTCTCCCAATACTTGCTCGGGGTCTGTCCTTTTACGTGGATAGTAATGCGTTCTCCTTTCAGATCGCCTGTAATGGTTTTGCCGAAAGGAACTATCTCTATCCCAAACGCCTTGCAATCTCGGTAGAGAATATCTGCTATGTCGGTAGTTACTATCATTCAAACATTTCTTTTAGTTTCTTCTCTGCTCTCAATGCAGGGTCACTCAGTACAACAAATCCCTTTGCCTCGACATAGGAAGCGTAATCAGCGGTGTTCTCTAATGTTAGTCCGTCATCATCTACATCGAATGTATTGGATGTTCTCAAAGTAAGCGTGTGGTCTTGGTATGTTCCGCTTTCCTCTGCGTCCTTAACGGCAGCATCGCCAACGTCTATCATGCCTTTCTGAACCTCCCACTCTACATCATCAAAGAACTGGTCTACATCTGAGAAATCACTATCTATAACCATAATTCAGAGTTATTGAAATAGTTAGCATTCTTTACAATGTAAACCTTACCTTCTCCTCGTACGCTTTCTCCCTCAAGACATCTTACCTCTGTACCTGCTTTAATATCGACATTCATATCACATACTACGTGGAAATTAGGTCTGAACACATCACCATTAGGAGAGTTAAACTCTTTTGTGGTGTTGTCATCACAACGGCACTTACAGAGTGTTACCCACTCTTCACCTCCCGTGTTAGGGATTGGGTGTCCGTATTCGTCCTCTTGGAGTGGTGTTACCCTTTTAACCTGCAATATGTGGGGTGCAAATATCATAAGATACGTATCTTCGGTTTATTATCGTTGAGTTCGTCCTTCAATCCATACTTCCTACAAAGGAGAGAGTAATAGTCCTTTACGCCTTGAGTGTTCCACGACATAGAGAAGCCGCTCTCATTGATAGAAGTAGGACGAAGCAAAAGAGATGGAATGAAATGAGCGATAGCAACAGAGATAGAATCTACGTTATCACTCATCACATCGTCCTCTATATTCACACGTGCATTGAGAGACATATCCAACAAGTCAGCCTCCGACACTTGTATGCCGAAGGACTGAAACTTGTCTGATATGTACTTCCTTACGTTCATTTTGTCAATTTGGTAAGGTCAAGTGTGGTAATGAGCGTTGGGTCTGCAATCTGTGGAATCCACTCTGCGGTGTATTCGAGATAGCGTCCGTTGTGGTCACGGTTAGCAGCCACAAGCATATCACCATCACCCGTTGGAGTGTAGGTCATGCCTGGCACTGGGTCTGTGCTCTCGTAAGGAGTATGGTAGCGCATATAGCCAACCTTGTCCTGTGGAAGGAGGGTGATATGACCATCTGCATAAACCTGCACATTCTTGCCGTTCTGCTCCTTCACGTAATCATCCTTGATTTCGATAGCAGGAAGGCCAATACCAGTGAAGAGGTCAGATGCAAGAGCAGACGTTACAAGACCAGTAGAGAGATACATCTGATTAGAGCCAAGCTGCATCTTAAACATCTCACCGAACTCAGAAGAACCGATGATGTGCTTAACGAATGTGCCACGGCTCATAATCATCTTTGAGTACTTACCGAAGTCAGGCGCAAGCTCGTTGAGTTTGTTCATGAGGTAAGTAACCATCTTCTTCTTTGTGCCATCGATAACGTCACTATCTTGCAACTCGATAGCGTTCATAGGAAGTTCGATGTTGAGGAACTCCGTAGCGTTCTGCTCTGATACTGCCTTGTCCTTGTTGCGAACAGAAGCCTTACCCGTCATAAGGAGGTCGCCAACAACCAAATCCATACGCTTGTGAGCAGCAAGCATTACCTGACGATAATCATCGTAAATAAAGCTGATGATGTCGTTGAGTGCTGACACTTGCCCTGTAGCGTTTGCCTCGTTGTACTTATCGAGCAAATCCTGCAATTCTGATAGGCGGTTTACGTCCATCTGAAAGCGGTCGCCAAGATAAGCAATCTCACCAACTCCGCTGCCCATGTTCTTACGCTCACGGATTGGCTTTTCACCAAACTGCGAGTTGATAGAACCTGCCATCACGCCACGAACAGAACCGATATAGTCCTTGAATACTCGTGTGGTGGTCTTACGCCAATCGAGGAACTCCTGCCAATAGATAGCGTCCGTTCTTGTTTGAAGGACACGATTAATAACTGCACCTACAATAGCAGGCTCGTTAAATAATTCTTTAATAGTCAATGCCATAATATGTCCTTTCTTTTACTCGTTAAACTGGAAGTGAGGAAGATTAGCCTTATCCTTTTGAGAGAAAGGAGTTACCAACTTCTCTGGTTCAATCTCAAATGCTCTCTGCAAGAGTGCAACGGAGTTAATGCCGTCTGCAACCTTATGACTTTCATAAAGTGCAGAGTTAGCGACATTCTTAGGAGTTGTGCCGGCTGCTGCACTTGCCTCAAACAACACATCACCAGTCTTCAATGCGCCCATAGCTGCACTGAGTGTGAGTTCGTCATACTCTGCCTTTGACTTGTCAATGGCGTTAACTGTTGCTCCCTTAGTGCCATTGCCGAGGATAGTTCCCATAACAACGTATGAGCCTTTCGCAATCTTCACTTTGGTGTCAGTTGCACCGACATTCTCCTTTACGAGAACATTTACCACAATCTTTGCGGTCTTTGCCTTGAGGTCGGCTGCAATAGGAGTGAATGAAGGCACATAGCTGCCTACTGCCAATCCTGCGACATCAAGGACGTAATTGCCACGACGACGAAGACCAGTAGACACGTCGTAACGCTCTTCCTGCTCTTCCTTTGGTGGCAAATTGTACTTAAATCCTGCCATAAATTACTTTTTGTTTTGTTCTACAATCTCTTGTGTTCCCTTGTTGATTTGTTCAGCAATGGAACTAATCTCGCTTTTGTGTTCGTGGTTTCCCTCTTCGGGAGACTTGGCGAACTGGAATCCACCATTCTGCATCTCCTGCTTCACATCGGTGAAGTACTGATTAAGGTCTACATCATCAGCGATTTGCTTTCCTTTGTAGACATATTCAGGGATACCGAATGACTTTGCCACTGCTGCAATCTGTTGGTTGCGTTCGTCCGCCTTTGTCTTTGCGTCCATTGCAGCTAACTTCTCGTTCAATGTCTTATTATAGTCAATAAGACTTTGCGCCCACGCTGGCACTTGTTCCGTTGGATTTGATTGTGGAGTTGGTGTTGGTAGTGGGTCTTGTGGCTTTGGTTCCTCGATAGGCTTTCCGTCCTTGATGTTGTGCTTCTTCTCGTAGTTTGCAACTGCGGTTTTCTGCGCACCATCAGCCCGATAGTCGCCATAGCTTGTTAGAACGTCTTGAAACGAGATACCCTCAACTATAGAGTTTACCTTGCTTTCGTCCGTTACCCCTTCAGCTTTCTTACTTGCCATACGCTGAAGGGTGGCATCATCAGCCCCTTGAAATTTAGTTCTGAGTCCTGCCAAAATTTGTTCGTAAATGTTCATACTTTATAAAGTGTTAACTTGAATAAATCTTTTCAAATTTACACATTATAAAAGGAGGATTTGCGTTTTTCAGTGGCTTAGAAATGACAATAAAACGGTTGTAAGAAAAAGCCGCCCATACTCACGTACAGACGGCTGAAATAATACATAAACAGTTATATAATGAAGCTATTCTTGCGTTTGTGTTGTTGGTTGAGTTTCCTTTTTCTCTTCTCTGATTTGTTGCAATTCATCCTGCAACTCACCATAGTTCGAGCAGAAACTTACACCGTGTTCCATTGACCACACGCCACCACTCACGGCAGCAGCAGCCGTTTCAACTTTATCACGTTCACTATCAATCATGAAAGGAACAATCTCTGTTTCGATGCTTACCGTCTTACTTGCGGCTTCAAGTGATGTGTTCAGTGTACCAATAGCAGACGTAAGGAAGTTAACTCTTCGTTGGAAAAACTCTCCTAATTCCTCTGCGTGGTTCTGTACTGCCATGTGAGCAGCCATAAAGACATATCGGAAAGCAGTACCACTAAGAGCATTGCCCGTACCTTTGAGTTGGTCGAATGATATACGAGGCGTGTTTGTCAGTCCGTATATCTGATTAAAGTATGTTTCAATCTCCACCTTGATAGGGTCGGAGGATTGATTCCATGTGAGGTATTGCGCATTTGCACCATCTCCAGTCAGCTGCATCATTCTGTTTCTTGCATCACCGCTCAAATTATCGGGTTGTAACTCTCCAAAGAGCATGAGGAGTGGAAAGAAGTGATTATCTATACAATCAGCATAGCCACTTAGACATTTTTCCAATCGGATACGTAGCTGCTTAACCTTAGCGCATAATGGCTCTGGACGAAAAGCGTACATAACAGGGAGTTTCTGAAACTGATGTGCAAATGTACGTTCTACATTTTCTGACCATGTCTTATCAAGTTCCCACTGATACACCTTATCTTCTGTAATAGTCATGAATACGGTATGATCGTTGCCGTCTAAGTCTTTCTTCTTGTATTCACGGGAGAAAGCTATCATGTTGCCATTATCATCAAAGAAAGGATACAATGTATCGCCACGGAAAGGCGACCATATTTGCGACCTTAACTGATACTCTGGTGCTTTTTTCCCAAAGAGGGATGCAATTCTGCGCTTTAATTGCGCCCAAAATCCATCATCTTTGACAACGTACCAATACTCTGCTACTTCCTGCTCTGATAGCCACGAACGGACTAATTTGCGGTTTTGGAACTTCAATTTATTCTTCTTGAATACCTGCTTGATGGTTTCAAATACATTCTTTTCTCCGTCATCTTCGGGATTGCAGTCAAGTGTGGGTTCTGTGCCAACACAAAAGGCGGTATGGATGTTTACTATATCCTGCTCAATAGGAAGTGCAATACGGTTAGGCTCTTTCATTTCATATTGTGCAGGTATATGTGTAGTATTACCACTTTCGCGGTCAAAATGTTCTTCCTCCATCTTTACAAGGACTTTAATCTTCTTGTAAAGTTCTGGGTTCATGATGTCGTGTTTCGTCATGTCCCAATCAGCAAGATTTGTTGATGTGTCGGGGAGAGGATTGCGCCTGCCCTTCTTAAGGTAGCTAATCTTCTTATCAATGTCCTCAAGTGCGAGGATGTCATCTAATGTCTTTATCATATTGTTATCCTATTTATCGGGCAAAGGCTGCTGCCATATCGCCCTTTGGTTTTAATATCTTACCTAAAAGCTGACCAAGTACATAATACCTAACAGCATCTATGCCGTGGTTATACTTGTCTATTGGTTGGTTGATATAGTTGCCGTCCTTATCCGTATCCCATACATACTTTCTGAACTCTGTACGGAGGTTATACGACCGCTCTGTAACAAAGATATGGTCAAAGGATAGCATCTTGTCTATTCCTGCTATGATAGAGTTGCCACTCTTATCTACGGGGTAAATCTTTATACCTGCGTTATGTATCTCTTGTATCAGTCGGGGGTCTGCACTCTCGGAGAATACCTTTAAGCTGCCAAATCGTTTGAGTTCCTTTACAATATCAGATGACAACATACCTGTACGATAGAATATTTCATCAAGATACAAGTCATTATCAATGATACCACATAATATTCCTGCACTCGGGTCATGGGTAAAGCCAAAGTCATCACCGATAGCAACCTTCTTGCACCATTTAGGAAACTCCTTAACAACTCCGATTTTCTTAAACACTGCACCTTCTGCAACGTCTGCCCATCTACCCATGACGGTATGCGCGTATTTCTCGGGGTTGTTGGCTTTCATGTCCTCCACCTCCTTAATGAACTCGGGGGAAAGGTTCTCTAAGTTATCCAAGTAGGTTGTATGGATATGCAATACATTCGGGTGGGTGCTTATCTGAACGGGAACACCATCGTATTCCACCTCCTTATGGGTATTCTCTATAAACCGCTTATAAACCCAATGGTTATTGTCCGTAGGGTTCATAACGATAATAATTCGGTTCTGTATTCCTTTCTGACGAATAGAGAGCATAATTGTTTCAAACTCTCTCTCTGATACCCACTCCTCTGCCTCGTCTACTACAAAGGTTGTAACGCCATGGATAGATTTCAACTTTGCCGTTTGGTTTCCCGAACTTGTCTTGATACCTCTAAACATTACTGCACCACCGCTGCGGAGGTTCTTTACATCTGTTTTAGTGTGCGTGTACCATTTCGAGTTTCCATCAAGCTCCACCTTCTCCATAAACTCGGGGATAACAGACATAGAAGCCGATACCATTGTATAACGAGTATAGAGTATCTGATGAACTATCCGCTTTGCAGGAGTTGGATGTTTTACCTCAAACAATAGACGCTCAATGAAAGTGGAAACATTGAAACTCTTTCCACTTCCACGACCACCAGTAACAAGAATGATAAACTTATCCTTGTTGTGATACAACGGAGCATATATCTGCTGAGGTTCTATTCTATTCATTTGTGTTGTCGGTCATCCACTTATCTATGTCGATACCATTCTCGGAGTAGAGTGCATCTTCATCGTCTTGTTTCTTCTCCATTTTGCGCCATGTTGGGTCGTGGTGATAGAGTAGGGTTGCAATAGCTTGCATGTTAGGAGGTAACTCCATTTCGGACTCTTGCACCACTGCTTTATCTGTCAGAGTTACCCAACCAGTGCCACCACAATAGGGGCATTTCTTATCCTGCCCCATACACTCGCACTTGTCTTGTACGAACTTCACAATCCTTGATTTTGTCTTCTTTCCACCAAAAGCACCCTTGATGTATGTACCACGAAGCAAAGCTACAATTCTTGTCCGTCCATGTGCTAAGACGTTAGTTATACGACCTCCACGCCTTTTGTTTTCTTCATCCGTCCAATTCTCATAGTTGCCGTTTTTCATACAAGTGAATACCTCTCTGCATAGATTAAGCTCGTTTGCTATCTCCTCATCCGTGTATCCATTCATTGCAAGACCTTCTATGCGCTTGTAGAAATCTTCGCTATCGTAGTCGTGTTTTGGTTTTGCCATAGCTATTCAGTTAAAAGTGTTTCTATCTTTTCTGAAAATACTTCACCTTTGAGGAACTTCTCATCGGGGTTAAAGTCGAACTTCTCACAAAATTCCGCCTTTGCCTCCCAATTATCGAATGATAGCATAAGATAAGCGTCCATGTTTGCGGCTGCCTTTGTAGCGGCTTGTTTCACTTCTTCTTTTACTTGCTTCATGTGAGCAACCTTTTCCGCTCTCTCGGCTTGCTTTTGTGCTACTTCTGCTTGTCTTTCTTCTCTGACGGGTTCCATGAGTGTGTCGAGTTCATCAGCGATGGTGTTTTCTTCTTCTGTCTGAAAATGAAAGTCCACACCGATGATATCGAGGTCTTGTTCTGTCAGTCCTGCATCTTTGTAGTCGATGTCGGGAATAAGCTCACGGAGTGTGTCGTAATCCCACTCTCCTTGTGCTGATGGGTTGTTGAGCAAGATAAGAAGTTCTTTCTCTTCTTTCTCCTCAACGTCTATCAAGTCTACTCGGATAGGATAGTCGTTATCCTTTGTCTCGGAATTGTACTTTTGGAGTTCGTCCATGACCGAAAGCCGTTGATGTCCGCTTACAAGTGTATATCCTGTCCGCTTGTTCACCACGATACCTCCGACCATACCGAACTTCTTTATACCACGTTTGAGAGCCTTGCGGTTCTCTTCGGGAATTGTACGAGGGTTCTGCTCGTGAAGTTTAATTTGAGAGCGTAGCAGTTCCACGCTCTCTGATGTGAAGTATTTGTTATCCATCTGACTTTTCTCTGTTTAATTGTTATGATGCTACTGCGCCATATCCGTGCTGCTGAACTGCACGACTTTCCGCCCTTGCAATAAGCCTGTCTCTTGACTGCTTAGCTTTTCGGCTCAATGCACTTGTTTCCCAAGTATTCTTTCTCCGCCAATTCGCCTCGCTCAATCTTTCAGCCTGTGCGTAAATTTGTCTAAGAGTTTTTCTTGCCATAATTCTAATTTTTTACTTGTTATCCTGTTATATTGCCTTTGGCAGAAATTTGTTTACTAACTTGCGTGTGTATAAATGAAGAACGTTTGTTTGCCCTATTATACTCACGAGTACCTGCTCCAAATCTCCTATGTGCCCAATCATTATATGCCGATGCCCTTGCGTTCATTGCACTCAATTCTGATATAGATCTGTTTCTTGCCATAATTAATCTTTATTATCCTGTTTATAATTTTCTTCAAATAAAATTCTCTCACTCATTGGAAACACCTTGTATATCTTCTCTAAGTCCTGCGGATAGTGCTTTTCAAGCCAAGTAAATGTTTCCTTGCTGAATCCGACACCACCGCCTGCCTTGCTGGAATATCTTACTGGCTGCGGTAGTCGCTTTTGCTTCATATAGGCTAAGACATCTTTCTGTGTCCATGATGCAAGTGGATAGACTAATCCTTTGTTCTCATACCCATTAGCTTCATAGCCTTTGAGTATTAAATTTCGGTTCATTCCGTCCGCTTTCTTCATGCCTAAAAAGACATAGTAACAGTTAGTTTTTAACCTAAGTGCTTCTATTGTCTTGCTTAAATTCCACAACTTAACTTTAGGGTTTGGAACGCAATACAGACCACCACGAAGAATATACGTTAAATTCCAATGAGGGACTTCAATAAATTCGACCTTTGGATATTTCTTCTTCACCCACCTTATCCAACCGTTAATGTGTTCTAAGTCCTTAACAAAGTACATAAACACGCATACAACCCTTTCAAAGTGTGGGTAAACTAAATCCAAAGTAACGAGCGAATCCTTGCCAAGTGAGCACATAACAATGCAAGATGACTGCTTTTCAGCCACCCTGCATATTACGTTATGTGCCTCCTGTAATTTGTTCATTATCCTGCGCTCATTCCAAAGCCCTTACGGAGCTGCCTATATACAGTCTTATGACTGCCCAATTTATTACCAGCAACCAACTGATGGCGACCACTATTGCCCAGATAAGAACCTGTTGCACCTGCGATACGACCTTTCAGTGTTTGTGCATTTCTTCTTGCCATAATCTAATACCTATTGAGATTACACCTTCTTCGACTTGTCTCTTATGTTGTGTGAAAGTACCTTACCCAAGTCAAATACCACTTGTTCTGCGACCCATACAAGTGGATTGCCATCTTTATCCCTACCATGCTCGTAAGTGATAGGCTCGTTATTCTCATCTACGAATATCTCACAATGTGCGCCCAAGACCTCAACAAGTGCGTTGTCCCTGTCTTTGTTGTAACCAACATAGAATTGAATAGCGTCATACTTGATAGGCTGCGCATTGCCGTCTGCATCTTCTACTTCGTAGCCGTCTTCATCAAGCTGCAATAGCTTCTTGATAGTTGTTGGACGAACCTCACGAAATTCTTGCACCTTGCGGCCTGCAAGGATAGCATCGAAATACTTTTGTTTGATGATAAGATTTAATACTTTCATACGACTTTTCTCTTTTTTAATGTATCACAAAGATACGATTTAACATTATTATATTTAGAACAATCCGCCCTGTATAACTTACAATGAGCGGATTGTTATTTTTATACTATATCCAGGTGTAAGTCTTTCACCTTTGTTGGCTTAAATCCTCTATCTCTCTCAACTCTCATACCCCATTGACCTGTTACGCTTTCTAACTGAGAAAGGGTGAAATAGCCAATCTCAGCGAACTGCCCAACAGTGATGCCGAAGAACTCATAATCATTATCTGCCTTCTCAGCTTCGAGTACATACCACGTGTAACCCTGCAAGAAGAACTTGCATACTACTACGGCATCTTTGACCTTGCCATCTTGTGAATACAAAGGGTACTTTGCTAACTCTTTCTCAACAGCTTTTGTTATCAGTTTCATAACTTATATATTAATAGTTTTATATTTGTTTCTTAATCACAATGCAAATGTAATGACTATAATCATACAAAACAAATGTTTTGCGCAAAAAGTGTATGATTTTAATAAACGTTAGCAAATAAGGGTTACTTATGTTTATAATATTACATAAATTAACAAAAGGTTGATTTTAATCAAACAAAACACCTAAATATTTGCATTATTCATTTCTTCTTTATACTTTTGCAGTGTAGTTTATAATCAACATGTAATATGGATATAAAAAAGGTAATAAAAGAGCGCGGCTACACAATAGAAGATGTAGCAAAGAAAATGGGAATTTCAAGGGTTACACTTAGCCAAAATATGAGCCGTAACCCAACAGTAGGCACATTGGAGCGCATTGCAAATGCTATTAATTGTAATGTAAGTGAGTTCTTTGCAGACGAAAAGGACGCATCAAACACCATTATTTGCCCTCATTGTGGGAAGCCAATCAAGTTTGAAAAAGTATAATTAATAAATAAAAAGAATGAATATTCTTAGATGAAAACAACGAACCAATTATCTATGAAGATGGAACGGATAAAGACGGAAATCCGCTTGAGTGGGTTGCCGAACAGGTTGTTTTTAACTTGGGCAAAGTATTAGAAGTCCATAGAAAGTAAAATCTTATTCATAAGCTCGTCAACATTTTGGCGAAAATCCGCATAGGTGGTATACAGTACCATTAACTCCGTGCATGTCGCTGAAATAACGCTTGCGCATGTTACTTTGGTAGCTTTGGTGATAGCACGTCTAAGCCCCTGCGGCATCTTGCCGCCAAAGAATTTATTAGGAGAATAAAGGTAGATGACAACGAAGATAAACTCTTTGCGGTCGTTTACCTTTATTTCGTTTCCCTTTAATTCCTCAAACACTTTGTAAATCTTCGGAATGAGATTTAAGTCCTTTAATTTTGGCGATGTTGCGAGTTCATTATCTACTATGGCTTGACGGAGTGCCGTACGTGCCTTTTCTATTCTCTTGATTGTTTCGATTATCTGCTCCATTTATAGAGTTTTCAACAAAAATATAGCAAATAATCTTAAATAATCAAATTTGTTTAGATAAATTTTTAACTATTAAGTAAAGAAACACAACAAAATTTACGTATTTTAGTGTGTTGCTCAGTGTGTTGTTTAGTGTGTTACATTTTATTTTTCACCTTTGTAAAAATCTAATATAAAGATAATTACAAAGGTGTTCGGTGTGTTGGTCAGTGTGTTGGTCAGTGTGTTGTTATGCTTTTAGAATGTAATCTAAAAGTTTTACATTTGCATCATTAATGTGGCTAAAATCCTTTTTAATGTATAGTTCCGTTATCTTCAATGATTGGTCAGTATGATTTAGCATATCATTTACAATATACTTGCTTATTTTTACGTCATTTGCGGCAATCGAAGCCATTGAGTGTCTGGCAGCATAGAATTGTAGACGTTCAATGCCAATTTCTTTTCCAATCTCCTTTAATCCGATATTTATCGCACGATTAAAGTTCTCCATAGTGGAAAACCGCTCAGAGAAATTAAATACACGCTCTTTACCCTTGTATTTCTCAACTAACGGCTTGATATAATCCGTTATTTTCACGTGTATTTCAGCCTTATCTCTCCGCCTATCCTTTGTTTTCATGCGGTCATATACTATTGTATTCCCATCGATTTCGGTGGCATTAAAGATGTCAGCAGAGTTCATTCCCATTAAACAGAACGAAAGGCGGAAACAATCAAGTGCGAGGTCGTGACGGCTGGACTTTCCTTTTACCTTGATATTGTCATAGGGTAGGGCAAATATCCTCCGTATTGTTTCCACGTCTAAGGCTCGTTTTTCAGCTATATTCTGATCTACTGGTTTATATTTGTCTAAGGAGTGTTTAATTCGGATAACATCGTTATCTTCATCGTTGTAATACTCCTTTGCAGCGTTGAATATAGTTTTAATACAGTTAGGATATAAAGATTGTGCTCTTGGGCGGTCTTTTAATGCGTTCTCAAAGGATTTCATTGTCTTAACGTTAATTTCCTCACAGAGAATATTATCACGCCCCACAAAGGAACACAAAGCGTTTAGAGCCGTCTTATAGTTCTTTATGCCTTTAATAGTTGATTCCTCAATCCATTTCGCTGCAAATCTTGTGAATGATACCCCTTTGTTTTCTTTCTTCTGTCGGATATAGGAAACAATAGTATCTATGTCTATATCGTTAAATTCAAGACTCAACTCGCTTAACCTGCTCCTATACTCCTTTATGATGTCATTGCACCTATCGAGTATATTTGCGTTTTTTATCTTGAATGAAGCTGTTATGTCCTTTTTATTGATATACATCGTGGTAGGAATGTACCTTATTTTGTTATTATGAGTAAACCGAATATGTACACTCCATGTTTTATCGCTTCGCATTCGGTTTTTAAATATAGTTGGTTTGAAAGTTGCCATATCTGCTAAAAGTCTGCTAAAAGTTTTTGTTATTACTTGTGAGGAATATATACTACTTGTAATATTCTTATATTGTAGAATTAGCACACAAAAAAAGCGAAAATCCTTTTTTTATTGGACTTCCGCTTAATTCTTGAAGGGT